TGCAATGACTGCCAGTTGCCCTTTACGGAAGTACAGGTCATTACCATCTTTACACGCTTCAACTGAGTTGATAACAGTAGCGTTCTGCATAAGGTCTTGCTGTAGTTGTTTCCAGCCAGCCTCCATAAACATAGTGCGGTAGTTATCGTAATATTGCTCAAGTTCTTTATCAATCATACTGTTTCTCCGTTTAGGACAGTGCTTATAAGTTATTGTTATATACTACAGCTCTATTATAACACAAAATGCTATAAAAGTCAAGTAATATTTTTATTATTTACCACTTCTCCTTATCTGCCCAGTAAGCTGCTGACATCTTGCCTTTAGCAATGTTAGAGCCGTGACGAGCTTTAAAACTAGCGCGTTTCTTCTTCATTGCTTCGCTTTCGCCTGCCTTGGGCTTGCCTGCTGTACTAGCGCCTTGCTCACCAAATCTGATTGTCTTAACTTGGTCGCCTACCTTGGCTACAACAACGTGGCTTTTCTTTGGATGGCTAGGTGTACGCTTAGGTTTGTTATAACCGCTTACGCCTGCTCTAGCTAACCGTGGGTCTTTCTTGTCTGTTGGCATATCTATCTCTCTCTAGGCTAGTCTTGCTTGGCCTTTGGCTTCTTAACAACAATCTCTTGCTTTTCCTTGGCCTCCAGTGCAGCTAATCGCTTTAACACCTCCTCAAAGCTGGCATTAACCTGCACTACAACGTCTTGTAACTCTCTGCGTGTAATCATTGTGGCATTAGTCCTTGTTGTTGTGGCGCTGCTGGGGCTTTAGCACCCTCTTTGACAGCAATCTCACGCTCTTTAAGTAGCTGCTCAGACACTTTCAGACGGCGTTCGAACTCTTTGTCGTCCTGTGTACCCGCTTGTAGGTTAGTAGTGACTGCTTTCATGCGCTGAATCTCTAGTTCCTGTGGAATTGCCTGAGCTTCCATAGTAATCTTCTGCGCTCTAGCTTGAGATTCTGTAGCTTGTCCGTTAAGTGCAGCAGTTTGTGACGCTTGGAAGGCCAACTGAGCTTGCTGTGCTGCCTGCTGTGCCTGCTGTGCTTCTGGATTAGGCTCGTTAGCCTGCTTCAGAGACGCAATAAGCTCTTCACGGTTAGAAAGATTCATGTTATCAATGATAGATTGAATCAATTGTGGGTACATAGGGGTGTCTGGAGACATTGTTTGCAACAACTGCACCAACTGAGTTACTTCGTATTCACGAGCAATGATGCCTAGCGAGCTACTAACTTCAAACTTGTAGTCTGCAACAGGATACATCTCAGGTTGGAACTGCATATAGCGATAGGCAGCCTTAGACACCAGAGGAATGATGAAAGATTCTTGGAAATTGATCAATGTACGCTTGTGACGCTTGATGATAGCGCCTAAGCTCATAGAAACGCCCGCTGCCGTGGCTTCTCCGTTAATAGACCCTGAGATACCAGCACTGTCTATAGCGCCTGTAGCGGTCTGTACCATGCGTTGTAGAGCATCTGCTTGTGCAAAGGTAATTTGATTAACATTACCAAAGTTAAATGGCTGCAACACTTCTGCTGGATTGCCATTTGTCAAGATAATTTTTCCCGGCCTAATCTCTGGTTTGGAGCCTCTAGGCATACGAGAAGCGTCCATAGCAATCATTGGGTGGATAGTGAGTGCTAGAGCGTCGATACGAGCGCGTAGTTCAGCGTCTAACGCCTTTTGAGAGTTATAACCCTTCTCACATACACCACGACCCCAGAAGCGGCTAGGAACAATATCCCAAGGGAATGCAATGATGGGACGATCCTGCATCATGTACGGATTCTTTTCTGCTTTAAGAAGAATACCGTCGTTGCCAATGACAACAATAGCTTCTACATAGTAGCTGTCGTCTTCTTCATCATCTACGTCTAAGTCTTCCTCTTCTGCGTCTTCGTCCGTCATAGCTTCTTTAAGCAGGTGACGAGGAACCAATCCATAATATTTGGTTAATCTTATCTTGTCTTCGTCATAGCGTGACAGGTCTTGATCTGGTTCAATGTCGCTGTCGGAAGAGGCTTCACCAATCTCTACATCACGATAGACACCTTGTTCCTGTAGCTGCTCTACAATGTGTTTAGACACAAAGCGGTCAACAGCACAGCCCATAGCGTCTTCAACAGAGGTTGCCATTGGATCAATCAAGAAGTTCTGTGGCATGACAGGCTCTATCTTAACCACTGTACGGTCTTTGATAGTAACACCAACAGCTTGTAGCTGACCGTCCATGATAGGCTGTGTTGCTGGAGCCATCTCTTTTTCTTCAGCCAGTACAATCTCTGCAATGCCTGTACCGAACACAGCAGCGTTGATCAAACACTCTGCAACACTCTTTCTAACCTTGTTTCGTTTAAAGTCATCTGTCAAGTGACGACGAAGCATAACAATGTCTTGTGGGTCTTGGTCGTGCAGATCATCTTTAATATCAAACCACTTACCACGCCCAAAGGTAGCTTCTTCCAGCTCTGCTACAGACGACTCAACAGCCTGTTGCAGTGCAGGGCTTACAATGCGGGAACGCTCAGACTCTCGTGTCTTGTCTTCGTGGCTCCACTGTCCACGCCACAGGCGGTAATACTCGTCAAAGCGCTGTGAATAGTTTGCTTCGTAGTAGTCGCGCCACGACTGGCACTTCTCACCAACCCAGCCTTCTAGTGTTTCGCTGATGTAAAAATCATCTTTATCAAAAGACATATTAGTATCCTGAGTATGAGTCTAAATATTCATGTTCATCTTCTTCAAAATCAATTGCGTAGGCTACCTTAGCTAACTGGTCTATGTAGGCTAAGGAGTCTATCAAGTCATCGTGAACAAGTGCGTTTGGAAACTGAAACAACTCGTCTAAGAACTGACTGTTCCATGTCCCCGTGTTTAATGTGATTGTACCGTGTTCAAAGCGCCCTTGCAGCGCCCATACAATCCTATCTATCTTTCTTTTATTGCCGTGTGTCAGCTCTTCAATGCGGAAGAAGCGTTGGTTCTTTTTCATTATGTCATTTAAGTAGGGATAGACAGCGTTCTTCAAGGCTCCCTTTTCGATTCCGACAGCAACTGGTTGATAGTCTCTAACTGCTTCAAAGATTTTTCGTGCTGTCTCTTCAACACCCCAGCGTCCGTGAATGATGTTAGCAACCCACCAGCCCTCTTCGCTTGCCTTAACCACCGCAATTGACGTTTGGTCAAGTCGTTTGGTTTTAGTAGTAGTTTTTTGGACATCTGCAAATCCTGCCAAATCCACAGCAATATAAAACTGACCATTCTCAGGTTCTTCTTCGCTGAATTTAATATGTTCTTCTTTAAATAACTCTCCACCAGCAGCTTCAAAGGAAGCCATAAACTCTTGTCTAAACGAGAAGGCAGACATAGACTTCTTAGCTGCTTCAATCTCTTTAGGGTCTAGTAGTGGGTTGTCGTAGCTTGTAAAGTGCCAACCTTTAAATGTTTCATCGTCTGCTATACAAGCATATTGATAAAGATCATAGAAGTGGTTACGACCCATTGGCGTACCAATGAAGAGTGCATTACCCTTCTGATCCGCAAGAGCAGGTCTAAGGATTTGCTCCCACACCTCTGGCTTCATATCAGCGTATTCGTCCATAACCAAGAACTTCAAGCTAACACCACGCATAGTCTCTGGTCTGTCAGCACCCTTCAGGGCTATGGTAGCGCCATTGACTAGCTTAATCTGTAGGTTGTTAACGTGGCTGCTGGCTATGACGGGGTGTCCAAGCTCTAGCAGCGTCTGCCACATAATGTCTCTAGCCTGACCCTGTGTAGGGGCAACGTAGAACACATGGCCGCGTTTAACCTGTAAGGCATTGATGATTAGTAGCCAAGCAGCTAACCTAGACTTCCCTGTCCTGCGTCCTGCCGCTATTACTTTAAACCGTGTGGGGTCGTTGAAGACCTCTTGTTGCCACGGAAGTAGAGCTACCGCTAATTCAGTCAAAGGGCTTCCTTAAACGTCTTGGCTGTCTTTGCTTTACTATCTAAAGTAATATTAACGTCTCTTCCTCTATCTGCTAAGAAAGTTCTAGCCAGCATAGTCCCAAAAGCTTCTGGTTTTGTTATAGCTAAATGCAGGTTTCCTAGAAAATAAGAAAGAGGAACTTTAACAGAATTGTCTCTACCGTATCCTAAAAAATCATACCTATCTTTTATAGTGACAGTTCCGTCTTTGTTCTTATGTGCGTTAAAATGACCAAGTGACGTTTCTATGTTATAAGCTGGTGATTTAAAAGACTCACTAATTGCGTTTACAAAGCTTAACCCAGCAGGGTCTTTACGCTCATCTCTATAACTAACAGAAGTTTTATCTTTAGTTTCAGTGTAAGACTTTAAATCTTTTTGAATACTTTTAAGATTGTCCTGCATTAGTTTATTGTATTCTTCTTCAGAATAACGCGGCACAAGAGCACCTGTTTTCTTGTCTAGTATTAAATTTTTATTCTTGTCAAAAGGCTGCTGCGCCTCCTTCTTGGCCCATTCTACTTTGTTTGCTAATCTTGCTTCTTCTGCGGCGTTTGCTTGATCCTGCTTCTCAATCATTCTAAGCATCTCAGACAACTCTTCTGGCGTAAAGTCTTGCTCTGTTATAGGGCTTTTCTTTCCTAACAGATATTCACCAAACAAACGAGCATTCGTAGGTATTCTAGGCATATCAGTAAACCCACACTACAGGAGCTTCATTATCGTCAAGGTCGCGGATGTCAACATGGATGAAATTACTAGCAACTCCAATGCCATTAAAACCAAGCGCGATGGCATGTTTAACAATTGTATATCTTTGATTTCCACCACTGACTTTAATGTCAGCTGCAATGCCTTGAGCATGTGTTCCTGCTTTCTCCTTTTTAGCTTCTATGGGGTGTGTTGGGCTTCTATAGCCGCTGGTGATGATGAAGGGGAAACCACAAGCTGCTCTTAACAAGTCAAGCTTCTTAATGAGTTCGTCTTTGATCTCATTCTCGCCTGTGTACTGACAAGCAAACTCGCCTCTTGAGAAGTATTTAGATTCATGGGACATCTTGATAATCAACCTCTTCTGCTTCTTCGCTGCCAGAGATAATTGTAGTCTCTCCACCAACACCAGTTATTGATATGTTTATAGCGCTTCTGCTACCACCTGCTTTATCCTTCTCAAAATAACTAACAGGTAATAACCTATCCATACAGAGCTTCCAAGCCGCTGCTTGGTTCTTGTGGTCATCGTCTAACGCTGCATTGAGAAT